CGCGCCAGGACGGATGCGGATATTATGGACACATATAAAACTGGTGAGGTGTAATATGCAATATATTAACTGCAACCTCTGTGGTTCCAATGACTACGAAGTCCTTTGGGACAAAACTGAACGCGAGAAGCAAGGAATCTTGTATAGCGTGGTCATCCGTGACAAAGACGGGAACATAGCCCAGGGCCGCAACGTCATCTGCAAGACCTGTGGCCTCGTGTACGTCAACCCCAGACTTGGTGACGAGGAATTAAAAGAGTTCTACGAGAATGACTACCGGAAAATTTATGGTGGTGACAACAGCCTGGCGGCGGAACATGCCCATGCGAAAACCGCGATGGAACTGTTATGGCAGGTGCCTGGCGAAACCTTCCTTGACATTGGATGCAGTACCGGGCAGTTGGTCAAACAAATGCAGGTCAAAAGGTGTTTGATATCACATGGGATCGAGCCCAACATAAAACACTGCACCATAGCCAAAAATGCGGGGTTGAATGTGCTGCCCGTAGGTATCGAGAACTACAACCCTGGTATGCGGTTTGACATCATCACCATGCTAAACACTTTGGAACACGTCACCGGCCCGGCCAAGATGCTTGGCAAAGTTCATAGTCTATTAAGTGACAACGGTTATTTCCTGGTAAGTGTACCCAATTTGCATAACACGCATATCAACATCCCGGTTGACGCATTCCTGAGTAACGCGCATTTATATAATTTCACCCCGGCGACCCTGGGGATGATGATGCAGCAACACGGGTTTAAATTGTTAAACGTCTACTTGATACCCGAGGAAATGGGCGAGAAGATCTATATACTGGCACAGAAGTCAGAAACCAGAGTGGAAATTGTCTTCGACGACAACATCAAGAAGCGCATTAAACTGACGAAGGCGTTCCTGTATCATGCCGATCAACTATTTGTGTTAAAACACGTGCTGACAGGAGGGATACAGTGAGCATACTCATCGCCGACATCGGCGCAAACCACTGCGGCGACCGTAAACTGATGGAGAAAATGGTCAAAACCGCCGCGAAGATCGGCATAGACGTTTGTAAATTCCAGTCATGGCGCGCCGACAAACTCCGCAAAGACTGGCCGGACTATGAAAACGCTTATAAATACTACAAAGAACGTGAGTTATCCGAAGATGACCACGTTTTTTTGATGGAAACATGCGAGAAACACGGCATTGAATTCTTGACAACCGTATTCGACCTGGATACGGTTGACTTTTTGGCAAGCCTGGGGTTAAGGCGAATAAAAATCGCTTCCCCTGACGCCAATTCATGGCGGCTGATCGACAAGTGCATGGTCAATTTCGACCATGTGATCATTTCGCTGGGCATGCATACTCCCGAAGAGGTGGGGCAACTTGCCGAATTCCTTGGCGACCGCAGGGACAGGGTGACAGTGATGCATTGCGTATCCCTTTACCCGACACCACCGGACAAGTTGAACATGATCCGCCTGGCTGCGTTGATGCAGGTTTTCCCTTCGGTGGGGTTTAGCGACCACACCTTGGGCACTGATGCCGGAAAACTGGCGTTATGTCTTGGCGTTTCGGCGCTTGAGAAACATTTTACTCTCGACCGCCACCTGCCCGGAAAAGATCAGGAGATGAGCGCTTTGCCGCGAGAGTTCAAGGAACTGGTGGAGTGGCGGGAGAAGGTGCGGCAGATGATGTATAACCCAGGGAATCATGATTTAGGGGCAAGGAAATATATCGGCAGATGGGGTGAAAACGCTTGAGAAAGCAGGTGGTTTTTGTGGCGCAAAACGGCATCAGATTGGTAATAGACAAAAACTCCGACCCGCGTAATGTGAAACTGTTCAACGATGTGGTTGTGCGGCAGATGAAGGAAAGGCATTAGGGGTGGTATCTTGCGAAAGGTTTGCGTTGTTGTAGCTTCCCGCGCTAACTGGGGCCGCCTCAAGTCCGTCTGTAAAGCCATCACGGAACATCCAGACTTGGAACTTCAATTGGTCATTGCCGCATCCGCTTTGGACATACAAATGGACTACAAGCCAGATGCGGTAATTCAATGCCTCGTAGAAGGCGATAACCTCCAATCCATGACCCTGACGACAGGGTTATTTTTAACGCAACTAGGGGGCGTTCTGGAACACCTAAAACCTGACGTTCTGTTAGTACACGGGGACCGTTTTGAAGTTCTGGGCGCGGCTATAGCCGCCGCATACCTTAATATCCCATTAGCGCATACCGAGGGCGGAGACGTAACAGGCACCATTGATGAACGTGTAAGGCATGCCATCACCAAACTGGCAGACATCCATTTTCCAGTCACCGAACTATCCCGGCAACGAATAATTGCCATGGGCGAGTACCCGGACATGGTGTTTAAGGTGGGTAGCACAGCCCTGGACAGTCTTGTAGGTATTGACCTGACCAGCAACCGCAAAGAACCGTATATCGTCATCCTTCATCACCCCAATACAACCCGGCATGAGGACTTTGGTGAGTTGGTTAGTACGATAAACGCGCTGGACATCCATAAGTGCTGGGTCAACCCGAACGTAGACCCCGGCAGCAAGGCCATGTTAAAGCAGATCCACCGGCAGGACGTTGAATTCATCAAGAACCTGCCGCCGGAAGAATATGCTAGGCTGCTTTATAACTGCAAATGCGCCATAGGCAATTCCTCCAGCTTTATTAAAGAAGGCGCATTCTTGGGTGTTCCCGCAGTCCTGGTAGGCGGCCGTCAAGAAGGCCGGGAGCACGGCGAAAACGTGCTGTTTGTGGACTACGACAAGGAAAAGATCCTGGCGGCTATAAGGTTGCAAATGGCTATAGGGCGGTATCCGAAGGACCACCGGTTCGGAGACGGTACGGCGGGAAAGCGGATAGCGGAAATTCTAGCAAAGGTGAAGGTGAGGGAAAAGAAACTTTGTCTACCTCAAGTCCGTTAAGATGCAAGGAGGTGTATCGAATGGTTACAACCAAGACTAAGAAGAAAATACCCGGCAAGAGTGCTGTTGGAGTAAATCCACCTGTCTACAAACCTACGATGTGGCTTGAGAGTAAACAAATACCCAAGGAATTAGCCGCAACCGATGTCGGCAAAACGGTAAATCTCAATGTGACCGCCAAAATAGTCCGGCGCACCGAAGATGCCCGTGGACCATCAAGCGTTAACCTTGAACTTAATAGCATAGGGGTAGTGCAACCCAAGAAATCCAAGAAAAAGTAGAGGGCATTGAGATGGTTCTTGGTATAATTCCGGCGCGTGCAAACAGCAAGGGGATACCCAGAAAAAACCTTTATCCGCTAAACGGCAGGCCGCTAATTGACTACACCATCGATGCGGCATTCAAAAGCAAACTAGATGATTTTGTCATCTCAACCGACGACAAAGAAATAGCGTTAATGTGGAAGTCAATAATCAGGCCGCCAGAACTGGCACAAGACGATACCCCGATGCTGCCGGTTATCCAACACGCCGTGAAGCGGTATGAGAAAAAGCATAAGTCAGCCCCGGTAGAAGCGGTTATGACGTTGCAGCCAACTTCGCCCTTGAGGCTTGCGGAGGACATCAACGAGGCGTTGCGGATGTTCAAAGCAGGAGATCGGGACAGCCTTGTTTCGGTTTACTGGGGCATCCACCCGGTCAAGAGTTACCTGGTTGAAGAAGGTTGTTCTCCAAAGCCGTTCCTGCCGCAGGAGCCATACGACAAACACAAGCATAAATGCCTCACAAGGAACGGCGCGATCTTTATTACCAGAAGGGATCTATTAGACAGTGGGCGGCTGATTGGAGACGACCCGCTGTTTTACATTATGCCGAAAGCCAGAAGCATCGACGTGGATGACTTCGACGACCTTATGATCGCGGAAGCGATTCTAAGAAGGGGTGAAATTCATTGACTGGCATCGTAGTGGGACTGGGCGAGATCGGCCAGGCGGTGCGCGAGGTATTCAGCAAGACCCACGATATAGACACTTACGACATAGCAATAGACGCGCGGTTGCCGGATAAGACATACGACATCATGCTGGTGTGCTTCCCGTACAGCGACATATTTGTGAGTGAGGTTATTCACTATAGCAACCGTTTTAATGTCAAGGCATCTATTATTTTTTCTACGACAAGCATCGGAACCACCAGTCAAATATCCAATGCGGTACACAGCCCGGTTGAAGGCAAGCATCCCAGGCTGGCTAAAAGCATCAGGTTAATGCCCAGATGGGTAGGCGGTTATAACGAATTGGCACACCAATTTTTAGTTGAAGCTGGTTTTAACCCGTACTACTGCGAGAAACCGGAACACACGGAGTTTCTGAAACTGCGTTCTACGGCCAAGTATGGCGTCAACATCGAGTGGACTAGGTATGAAAAAACGGTAGCGGACGATCTGGGAATGGACTTTGAACAAGTAAAGCGGTTTGACAGGGACTACAACCTGCTATACAAGCAATTGTTTATGCCGCAATTCCAGCGGTACATCTTAGATCCGCCAAAGGGCATGATCGGCGGCCACTGCGTCGTGCCTAACAGCAAAATCCTTGACGCTCAGTACCCGAGCGTCTTTTTAAAAGAAATTTACCGGGAAAAAGGTGATAACGAATGATCCTGGGTATGGTTGCCGGCGCTCTAATACTCGTAATCGGCTTTATTGGCGGTTACCAGGCCGCCGTTCATTTCCGCAAACAACCTAAAGGCGCGTATGACAAATACAAGAACATTGACGGGCTGTACTCCCGGAAGGTGGTCAGGCAGAAAGCGGGTGAGTAAATGTTGTTTAAAAGCAAGACCAAGGAAAAACAGGACCACCGGCTGGACTTCATGACTGAAGATGAGATCCGCATGGTCGATGGCTTCATCACCAAGATCGAGCAGAACCGCGGCTACATGCAAGACTATTACGACCGGTGGGAAAAAGAACAGGAAGCCTACGCGGGCGACCAGGAGATCCAGGCCAACCGTCCCAACTCAAGGGTAAATGTCATTAATGCCAATATCGAGGGGCAAGTGGCGGCAATCGTCGAGCATAACATCGGCATCAAGTGCCGCGGTGAGGGACCCTCGGACAAAAGTTTCGCCAGGTGGGGCGAAATTGGACTGGACTGGACGCTGAGGAAAAACCATATCAAGCAGATTCTTGACCGTTACGTAAGACGATGGGAACTGTTCGGCGCCGCTTTATTCAAGATCTACTGGGATGACGATGCGTTTAACGGTTTTGGGCTTGCGCGTCTTGGTTGTCCCCCGTTGAACTCAACGTTTATTGACATGAAAATAACCGACCCGTTGTATCTCCAGGATGCGGAATACATCGCCGAGGTAATGCCGCGGTCAAGAATATGGGCCAAAGAGAGGTTTGGCGACCGCGCGGACAACATCCGCTACGGCAGCCAGGACAGGTCCCCGATTTTCACCAAGGACAAGACAACGGACGACGATGACCTGTTCTGGTACATCCAGTTATGGACCAAAACCGACGGCAAACTGCGGCTGATCGAGTTTTCCGATGACGGCGTGTTATTGGATGACTCGTTCAAGGAGTGGGACGGCAAGCGGTTTGTGGACAAGAAAGACCCGAAACCGTTCTACCGGTATAACAAATACCCCTACTTCCTCACCATTCTTTACTATGAGGAAGGCAAGCTGTGGGGTTTTGGCGACGGCAAACTTCTCAGGCCGTTGCAAGATATGATCAACGACCTTTACGACCAGATCCGGCGGGCCGCGAGACCGAACAGGATCTTTTTTGATCCCGAAAGCGAAGTCGAGTTGGAGGACATCGACGAGGACGACGGCCCGGTCCCGTGCAAGGAACCCAATGCCCATATCCGTGTGGTCGAGGTGGGCAAGGTCAACCCGGCATTATGGCAACTGCTTGCCAACATCCATATGGAAGTGCAGCGGGTAACCAGGTTTTCCGAGTTGATGATGGGACAGAAAACCACCGCAAGGACGGCCACGGAAGCGAGCATCCAGCAGCAACAGGGAAATATGGCCACCAACCACAAGTCCAAGATGCTGGAGGAAACCCTGGTTGATGTCTGCACCTACGCGCTGGATTTGATGATGGAAAAGTACAATGAGGGGCGCGCTTTCAGGATTGACGAAAACGCCGAGGACTACGAGTGGATCGACTTCCGGCAGATGAACAACGCGCCTATTTTAATCCCCGCGAGCTCTGCGTTTGTTGAAGAGTTTAAGGCGAAAAACCCGAACGCCGAAGCGCCCAGATGGATGCAGCTTAAAGACGAGCAAGGCAACGCGATGACCAAATCCGTCGATCTTGACGTGGAGATCAGCATCGGGGCAGGTCTGCCGAAGAACAAGGCGTTCCTGTGGCAGATGCTGGAGGCGTTGTCAAGGATCGTCGTCGAAGGCAAGAACGTGATCAGGTGGCAGGAGTTCAGGGACTTTGTCGAGGAGTTCCTTGGTCTGCAGCTTGAGGACGTGGAAGAAGCGCCACAGCAACCGCAAAACCTGATGCCCGGCGCGATGCCGAGTTTTCATTTTATGGAGCAGGGATCTGAAACGGAAGGGCTCAGTCCAGGCGGCAGGCCGATGATGACCGCACTCCCGGGAGGTAAACCGTAATGGCGACTATCCAGCAAAGCAATCTGAAAGCATGGGAAAGGCTGAAAGACATCAAGCATTTCAAACACGCCATGAGCAGCAACCCTGTCCGGCGGCTGTTATACGACCGCTTTGGTTTTGACGTGTGGAAGTTGCCGATTTGCGAACGGTGCGAGGGTTACGCGTTTTGGGATAAAGGCGGTGTCGGTACCTGTCCCAAGTGCGGCCATACCACCAAGAAACCACTTACCGTCCAGCAGTTTTACGAAGAGGGTCACCATGTTGATCGAAGGGTGCAAAGAGACGCGCCCTTTATTGTTGACAGGGAAGTGGTAACCAAACGCGACGTAGCCACGGTTTATGCCGGCGAGGCCGGGCTCCCTGACGCACACCGGAAAATCATTATCGCGAGGAGTTAAAAGCATGTATACCTTCGGAACCTTAAAGCTGGACAGGCAATACAGCGAGAACGACATCAAGCGGGTGGTGCCACTCAGTAAATACGGGTTGGATACCGACTTCTACGGCGGCAGGGTGACATGCATCGGGGAAACCGGTACGGACATCCTGCTTTTTCTTGAAACGAAAGACGGGTTAAAAGCCATCGACACCGGCGCGGTAAGCCTGAAAAACATCGACATCAAATTCATCCGCGAACTGGCGAAGAAGAGGAAAATCCCCTTCAACCTGTTTACTTCCAAAAATACCCTCATAACCCTGTTGGGAGGTGATGACATTGGCGAGGAACGGCATGATGCCAAAGACCGGCATGATGATGACGGCAAGGGAAATGCAGGAAATGATGTACCCGAAGCCGTCCAGCAAGCCATCCGGCAAGAAGAAGCCGAAAAAGAAGGGCAAAAAGAAGTAATATCTTCTAAACCCAGCGCGAAAGCGCGTCGCGGGAGAAAACCCGATAAAAAACCGACTGAGCGCCGTAAGCGACTTTTAAGCGTTGATAACGAAAAACAATCAGGAGGTAAGAAATAATGGCACTCAAAAGAAAGATGGATCTCCAACTGTTTGGCGAGGAAGAAAAACCGGAGGAACAAGTTGAACAACCGGAAGTAGAAACCGAAGAGGTTGAAAACCAGGAAGAGGTCTTGGAAGAGACCCCGGAAGAAACGCAGGAAGAGAAATTACCCGAAGAAGAGGCAAAGTCCAAACCGGAACCTAAACAAGATTCCGTGCCTCTCGCCAAGTACCTTGCCGAGAAGAAAAAGCGGCAGGAGTACGAGAAAGTCCTGGCGCAGCAAGCCGCCGAAAAGGAAAAGATGCAACTCGTCCAGCAGTTAATCGAGCGCGGCTGGCCGGAATACGAAGCGGCAATCCAGGCGGAAGAAAAGATCAAGCAGAAGCAAGAATCCGAACAACTTAAGTCCAAACTACTGGATCTTGACATCAAAGAGCTTGCTGGCAGTGATCCTTTCTACGCCGATGCTTACAGCTTCAAGGACGACATCAAGGCCAAGATGCACGAACTGGGCGTAAGCGCCGAAGAGGCGTACATGCTCCTGCGCGGCAGGGTCAGGACCAGGGAGATCCAGCTTGAAAACGAACAGCGGGCGGCGGCAAGGCGGAAGGAGACCGCACCGAAAAGGATCGATACCGCGCCTCCTACTCCCCCGAAATCGCCGTACAAACTGGACGATGACGACAAGAAGGCGCTGGCCAAACTTCAAGAAGTGCAGCCGGACGCCGGGTGGACTGTTGAAAAGTACTGGAAACTGATGAAAACTTAAAGAGGAGTGATCGGACGTGAGTTTCTATCTGAAATATGATCGGGGCGTCATGCCCCTGATCCCCGTAACCCCTGGCGGTTCTACTGTGCGGGGGTTCGTTGATTCTACGGACATCGGTAAATTGATCCAGCGAAGTTCTAACCATGGTTTGCTGGCCGTGGGGTCTACTGAGGACATCTCCAAGGCGACCGGTTTTTTGGGTATCGTAGCGACTGTGCCGACGGCCACCACGCCGGACAGCACCACGCCGTTCTACATCCAGCCCGTTACGCCGTTTGACGTGGTGGAGGCGACTTATTCCACCGCCACCGCCAGGAGCACCAGCTTCCTGCTGGTATCCACCAACATCGGGTACTTTTTTGGGTTGTCCAATACGACCACCGTCGCGGGGGCGGCCCATCTGGACCCGTCGGTAGCGGGAAGCGCCGCCGGAACCACCAGTGGCCTGTTCTTTAAACTGCTGGGTTACAGTACAGAAAGGCAGACCATGTGGGGCCTGATCAACAGTTCCCACCTGGCCTTGTCGTAAGGAAGGTGAATTAGCATGGCATACACGATGACTGCGGATATTTCAAGAATGATCGTTGCCGGGCAGAAGGAGATCTTTACAAAGAACTTCGAGTCCATGCCCCTGGAATATCCCGAATTTACGACCGAGAAGAAGGCTACCAAGAAGTCCGAGACCTATGACAGCATGGGCAACCTGGCTGAGGCCGCGGAGAAGCCTGAAGGCGGGGACATCCAGTACAACAAGGTCGGGCAGGCGTACCAGACCACCATTACGAATAAAACGTGGGCGAACGGTTATGAGGTGACGCTGGAAGCAACGCTTTATGACCTTTACGGGGTGATCAATTCCGTCAAGGCGAAGGAACTGGCACGCACTATGCGGGAAGCCGAGGAAAAACGGGCCATCCTGCGGTTCGACAACGCCTTTACCACCAACCTGGCTGACGGCGCTCCCCTGTGCACCAACTCCCGGCCGCTTTTCAATGTACCTGGGAGTTATAACGACACATTGACCACCGGCGCATTAAACCCGGACAACCTGAAAGCCGCCATCCAGATGTTCGCCAGCTTCAAAAACCACGCTGGCGGGATGATGCGGGCCAGGGTGTCCGATGGTTTAACCAACGCCTACAACATGCTGACGGTTGAGGAGATCATGGGCTCCACCTTGAAAGCCTATGAACTCTCCAACACCAGCAACAAGTTGCCGAAGATCAACTGGCACTATTCCAGTTACCTTGCAAGCCAGACCGCGTGGTTCGTCTGGGACAGGAACTTTGAGCACGTATTGTTCCAGTGGTTCCTGAAGACGCAGTTCGATAAGGACGAGGACAAGATCAAGACCAAGAACCTCTATTTGAACGCCCTGGCCATCTACGAGACGGGCGTTCTACCGAATATTGGCATCGTGGGATCGCAGGGGGCTTAATAAGTCCCCTGCCTCTTCTGAAAGGGGTGAATAAAGCATGACGTTAAAAACCGGGCCTTTTGTCGCGGCCGGGTATGTCAAGGACAGTTTGGGTAACGAGCGGCAAATCTTTGACACTACGGGGGCCATTTACCCGGGTGGCGCTAAGATGACCCCGCCTTCTACCGCTGCTTGGACTGCGGTTGGCACCACCCAGGCGCAGACGCTGGAGAATAAGACCTTGGGCACAGGCACCGCACGTTATTCGGAAACAGGATCTACGGCGGCCAACCTTGTGAACTACGGCATGTCGCTGTTGTCCTTTTCCACTGATAATTCAAAGCTATACACGCTGGCTGCCCCGGCGGTTGGTATTGAAAAGTTTCTGGTGCTCAATACGACCGTCGCACCGGATACGACCGGCATTTTTAGTGCGGTTTATACCGGCAGCACGGCCATCTTTATCATGGACAACTCTACGGCCTATGCGCCGAAGTTGTACGCAGGCCTTGGGCCTCCGTATACCATGATTAAACTGGTTGGCGTGACGACCGCTTTATGGGGCGTGCAGGCGGCTTACGGTAACGCCAAATTCTCCACCAGCACCGTATTCTCAACCTAAAACGGGAGGGGGAATTGTTCCCCCTCCTATATTTTACCAAAACTTATTTAATCAGGAGGAAACCATGAACAGCGGACAGATTGAAAGAAAAGCCGACAAGGTTGCCATCGTCGGATTTGCGCCGAGTTATATTGAGGCTCCCTGGGGAACACCGCCAGATAAAATGGAGTTCTGGTGTCTCAACGAGTTTTACAAAGTGGCGCCGCAGATCAAGGGGTTTAGGGCTGACAGGTGGTTTGAGATTCACGATCTGAATTCGCCAAGCAAGAATATACCGGAACACATCGAGTTTTTGCGGAAATGTCCAGTACCGCTTTATTTGCAGAAGAAACGGGAAGATATACCGAATGGGGTGGAGTTTCCGTTTTACGAAATCATCAAGTGGATGGAAGATAAGGGATTTAAGGGCAGCAAGTATTTCACAAATAGCATTTCCTATTTTGTAATGTTCGCCGCATTTTTGGGCTTCAAACATATTTCCATTTACGGAGTGGATATGAGCACCGATTCGGAATATGCCTTCCAGAAAAGTTCGGCTGAATATATGATTGGTCTTTGCGAAGGCATGGGCATAGAAGTTTATATTCCCCCTGCAAGCGAACTTTTGAAATGCAATCAGCTTTATGCCTTGGAGTCAAGCAACAAGTTGAGAGTATGGGTAAAGACACAGATCGGAGAACTTAAAAAAAGAAATCAGCATTTTGCCCAACAACAAATACAGGCACAGCAGGCCGCGCATCAGGCGGAAATTGCCCAGGCCGAGATCAGGGGGGCAATGTCTGCTTACAACGAGTGGCTTAAGCGTAGCCAATAAAAAGAAGCCAAATAAGGCTTCTTTTAAATTTGCCACAAGGGGTGGTCGTATGCCGGAACTTACCTCCACGGAGTGGCGGGAAGTTGCCAAAGACTACTTACGCTACCAACTAATAAGTACTGAACTGCAAAACAAAATCGATCTTATCAATTGCGGATATCTGCCTGAATACAGCGAAGAAACACTTCGACGCGCAGCAACCGATATTATTGAAAAGGGGGTTTGGAGATGACCACTCCAAGAGAATTATTGGCCCGTTATGTTACTCAGGCGCAAATGAGTAGTTTTTTTATTGATAAAATGAAAATATTCAACGTTCTTTCATACGGCGCAAAAGGCGACGGCGTGACGGATGACACGGCGGCAATACAGGCGACGATTAACGCTGCCAATACAGCAGGCGGAGGTTTGGTTTACTTTCCAGCCGGAACGTATATTATCACTTCACCGCTTTTGTTATTTCCTGGTATAAGCCTTGTTGGTAATTCACTGGGCAGTACAGTTATTAAAAAGACAACTAATACAGTAGGAACTTCATCTGATAGGCTGGCTAGAGGTGGAACTGTTACAGACAGTTATGCAGTAGACAGTATTATTAGTATTGACCATGCGGATAATACTTACGCATATTATATTCAAATTGAAAATCTTACTTTAGAAAGCGGCGCTGCTTCCAGCGTTGATTACGCAATTTATGCACCAAGGACAAGTCACCTTGTCTTAAAGAACATTAAGACGTTAAATTGTGACTATGGGTTCTTTACTTATGATACATGGATGGCTATTATTGAAGCCTTCACGTCTCAAAATTGCATTAGTGTATTGAAGTATGCTAATGATGGTTCAGGGATTGGGACTGGTACATCCTTGACCGCTATGCGGGTTTGGGCAAATACCGCTTCTGGATATGCTTACGATATTTATGGTTTAAGTTATTCCGTATTCAATGGTTGCGGTGCTGACCATGTCTCGGGTATTGCTGTATATTATTTTCAGGTTTGCAAGGGCATAGTCCTTAATGGTTGTGGTGCAGAAGATGTTACTGGCGGGCAAGTAATATACACACTTAGTTGTCCAAGTATATCAATTAACGGTTTTCGTGCTTATGCTATTGATGGTGTTGTAGGTGGAACCACTGCTTACCTTAGATTTGATAACTCAAAAGTTGTTTTAAGCGGATGTAATTTTGAACCATTTAGAACCCCTAATGATAGTTATAACCTTATAATCCAAAACGGAGCACAAATAACAGCAAATCAAACTATATTACCTACCGGCGGCAATACTTTTATATCGTATTCTGGCGGTAGTATAATGACAGTTCTCGATGCAAATGGTGTAACATGCAAAACTAAACTTGACACTTATAGAGATGGTATCATTTCAAACGGCAAAAGAATATTTTGGGGTACAGCGGCACCTACTACAGGAACATGGAACGCTGGTGATATTATCTATAATAGCAAACCAGCGGCAGCTGGGAAAATTGGATGGGTTTGCGTAACAGGTGGGACCCCAGGGACGTGGAAGGCGTTTGGTGCAATTGATGCATAGGGTGGTGAGCTAATTTGGCCCTCTGGCAACCTATCTCCGGTATCCTAAACCCCATACCGCTAAGGGAATTCAAAGGCGTCAGCAAACTGGACGCCTTTTCTATTCCCGTACGCAATAAGGTGGTGATAATATGCCTACTGTACAACAATTACTAACCGATATCAGAACGAGGCTTCCGGCATCAACAGCTACATTTACGGATGGAGTTGTTATTGGTTGGATGAATGATACTCAGCAAGAAATTTACCGCTATATGGCCTCCACCGAACTTTACGAGTTTGACACCATCGCCAGCCAAGCCATATATACCCTACCGTCCAACTGCGCCTTTGACATGATAAAGTCTGTACAGGTGTCGGACTCCACGGTCATTGACGGCACTGAAACTTACACCACCTATGAGTACGCCGGTCCTGACGACGAACTAACTGGCAACCAGTACTACGACGCTTTGGGGCAGATCGGACTATATCCCGCGCCAACATCCGACGGCGCAGGGTATAATGTTAAACTGACTTACGAAGCATCGCCAACCCAATTAAGCACCAACACCTTAAGCACGGTGCCCGACATCAACGTAGAATACCAGGACATCTTGAAGTGGCGTGCATTGAGGGACATGGCCGGTAGCGGCAACAACCCCGACATGGCCTTGGCAGCGTACTACCAGGGCCTTTATAATGACATTTACCGGAGGATCAAAACCGATTATTTCAAAAGAAAGCACAGGAAACCCAAGGAGACTTGGGATTACCGCAGTGGGTGGTGGCAGGGCTAATGGCTGAAAGACGCAAAAGTATCTTAACATTCGGGGATGGCATCAATACTGCCGTCCCCCCTTTGATGATCGCCGACTCTGAACACGTTTACAACCGTAATATGGACACCAGGGAATACCCGGCCATTACCGTGCGGCCACCAAGGAGCGCCTATGCGGCCATCATGTCATCTTCGGCCCTGTCTTTGGGCCAGCGGAACAACAGCCAACTGCACGCTGTCCACGGCAACACGTGGCAGTACTGGGTGCCCGCATCATCGGCATGGACGGCACTGACTACAAGCCTGTCCAGCACAGAAGCGGAGATCGGTGAATTCGTCACTGGCGTCAACCGGTATACCATCTTGATGAACAGCACCCAAAGGAAATACTGGGACGGGACTTCTACCGCATTAAACCTGGGCGATGCGTCCACTCCTTATACGAAACTGTTCACCGTCCACAAAGGCAGGATCTATGCCTTGAAAGACGGTGTGCTGTATTTCAGTGCGCTTAACCTGATCAATGACTGGACTACCGCTGACGATGCGGGGAGCATTTCGGTTACCAGGGCCAAGGGTACCGGCACAGGCATCACGACCTACTTTGACCATGTCATTATCTTTTTCGAGTACAGCATGCATGAACTATGGGGCACCGGGCCATACAACTACGAATTGATAGACGTGGAGGGCAACAAGGGTTGCATCAGCCACCGTTCCATAGCGGTGGCAAACAAGCGGCTTTACTGGCTGTGGTATAACGAGGTGTGCGAATACGGCGGCGGCACCGCCAGGAAAGTCAGCAACGCCGTTGACCATTACATCAAGAACATTAACCTGACCTATAAGGACAAATGCGTGGCCGGAGCCACCGGGGACTTTTATTACCTTGCCATCCCCTACGGTTCGAGCGCCACGCAAAATAACCTGCTTTTGAAGTATGACACCAGGTTGGGCAAGTGGAACGTGGAAACCGGGAGTTTTGTTGACTTCGTCACCATCGGCGACACTCTTTACGGGCTTGACACCAGCGGCCAGGTGTGGAACATGCGGGACATGTCCGCAACGGAAGGGTTGGATTCCGCCACGCCTATTTCCTGGGAGTTTATCACGAAGCCTTTCATGGAAGGCGCCGTGGGCGAGCCAAAGACGTTAAGCGACATGTGGCTGGTGGCCGACATCTCGACCGGCAGTACCAGTTTTTCCGTCGGCTACAACACCAATGTGAACAACAACGACAGCACCAGTTTTACGGCCATAACCACGCTTTCCGGGTCAAGCGAGGTGCAGAACCAGCGGGTCCTGCTTCCGCTTAACGCCATTTCCCGGGCTAACTGGTACAGGCTGCGTTTCGCCGGCACAGGGAAGGCGACTATTCATTACCTGCAGAAGAATTACGGCATTACCAAGTAGGGGAGGTGGCTTTTATGCCTACCGTTCCGATCCCGCGGTTTAACGATATGGATATGAATGATCCGGAAGATCTTCTTACCCGTCTGACCAGGTTAAGCCGGTCATTGGAATACATTATGAATCACCTGGATCACGCCAATGTGCGGCAGCTTTTCACCGAGTATGTCAACATCCAATCCAAGGATGGGGAAACCGAGATTGACGGTCCTACCCTTGTAATGAAAGCCGCCAACAGCACTACCATAAGGTTGAAGATGGGGTGGGTGCCAGCGTCAAGTAATTTTGCGTTTGAACTGTATAATAACAGCGGAGTAAAAACCATCAGCATCAACAGCAGTGGCGATGCCGTTTTTACTGGTACCGTCACCGGCAGTACGATTATTGGCGGGACTATTAAGACGGCTGAAACAGGACAAAGAATCGAAATGACAGACAATAACTTTTTTATGTATAATTCGTCCAACCAACTTGAGGGGTTAGTGTTTGGTAGCACGTTTGGCGTGTGGGGCGATGTGTTTATTTATGACGATGGAATTAAAAAGGCAGAATTCTATCAGGATATTGATTCTGTAACCTTTAGACCTGCAACAACGGACATGACTGTTGGCATAGGAAAGGCTGGGGCATATACATGGATTAATGGCTATATGCGTCACAGCGGAAGCAAATTAAGTTTTTTCAACAAAGATCCAATCACCCAACTTGCAATAACGCAGACGGCTTCCACCGTTGCTGATACCATAAGAGACAAGTTGAACGAGCTTATAAACGGCTTGCACCAGTACGGTTTATTCAGTAGTTGATTCTAGTGCCAAAAAATAGTATAATGCCTTCAAAAAAACAGGAGTTGATACGATGAAAAAGTTTTTCGTGGGCATTATAGTGGGGGTGATCTTGTCTATGGCTGTTCCTGCGATGGCTGAAAGCATTCTCGGCAAACCTGTTGAAGGAACCTTTCCTGTTTACCTTCTTGGGGAAAAATTATCAAAGGATGCCATTGTCATTAACAGTACCAGTTACCTACCTGTACGTGCGGTAAGTGAGGCGCTTGGATATCAGGTGAGATTCGAAAATAATCAAGTGTTACTTGAGAGAAAACAAGATAATACTGGCAACAAAACTTTGCATTATAAGATCAATTCAAATGTGTTGCCCATTAGGAACGAATCTCCAGACATACCGTCATTCGAAAAAGATGGCGAAATTTATATATCAACAAGTGTGCTTGAAAAAAACTATGCTGAAAATCTGTACGAAGAGGGTAGGTTGCATAGATTTAGCGGCAGGATGTTTATAAAGATTTCCGACTTCGGCTTAAAAGCAGTCATCCGCGATGGGGTAATGTGGTTAGAATAATCACCACGATATATTTTATTTGGCAAAGAATAGCTTAGGGTAAATAAAGGAGATGGACTTATGCCGCAATTACCCCGATGGATATTATGGATAATTTTGTTTTTGTTGATTTATGCTTACGAAACTAGATGGGAAGATTCAGCGCCAATGTACAGACACGATAGATGGACGGGCCAAGATTGGCGCGCAGTCCATGATTTTGAAGTCTATGAGAACTATGATATTAGAGATGTTAGCTATGCTCCAATAGGTATACCCATTAATGAGAGGGGAAACGCTTATCAAACAAAAGATTTATTGCATTATATCTGGTTTATACTTTTATTAATTAATATAGGGCTATTAGGAAAGACATAATTAGGTAGTGAAACAGTTATTAAAGGCCGTTCATCGGCCTTATTTTATTACAAAAGAAGGCTGGTGATCACATTGGCCAGAAAAACCTATGAAGAAGGCGGCATCCTGTACGAAAACATTGATGGCAAGATCTACAAGAACGGACGCTTGATCCCGCAGCAAAATTACAAGTACATCCCGTCAGCCATCGGCGGAACACGGGTAGATCCCATTCCCAAACCACCTCCTGCAACACCAACTGTGGCAACACCGCAGACTACCGTGACAGCAGCAACGCCGACCGCCACTCCCGCAGAGACGCAACCTGCCGGGCCTCCTGCTGGTTATGTGCCGGTAAGACAGTGGGGCGAGACCCGGGGATACAAGGTAGGGTGGACGGGCACTGAGCCGACCATCGGCGGGATCCCGCTAGATCCCGGCACGTTCGTCAACATCGGCGGCAGGACCTATGCCGATCCCAGGTATCTGGGACAATTCGGTGCTGACGTGGAACGGCAGAACGTCCTGCGGCAATTACGGGAACGCACGTTCAGTCCTCCACGGTACAGACCGGAGGAAGATCCTGCGTACCAAGCTGCTTTGGATGAAACAATCAAGCAGGTTATGGTGCAGATGAACGCACGGGGCATCCTGCCCTCCAGCATCACCAGAGATCAAATAGCGAAGGCGGCAATGAGCCTTTTACCGCAATACCAGCAGCAGTTTTACTCACAACAACAAGCGCAATTTGGCAACCTGGCTAACCTTCTGGGCGCGTATTCAGGTATTGAACAGCAGCAGTATGAACGCCAGGTTGCTGCAGAAGAAAAGCGTCTTGCTAACGAAAAGGCAAAGATCGAAGCTGAGGAAAAAGAAATTAATAGGGCATGGGATAGGGTCAAAAACCTTGGCTACGTTGACAACCTTGCATCTATCACTCTGGGTGTGCCTGTTGGAACGCTAAGCGCCGATGCCCAAAAAGCATACGACGAGCGACAGTCAAGGTTAGAACTTGCCAAGACGAATAATGCCGCAGCCCTGCAACGGGTAAGAGAAAGCAGCGCGGCCGCAATGGCAAGGACAATTTACAGGACGCCGTTTGAACAGGCCAAAGACGAGGCGGCAGAACGTTACCGCCGGGGAGTTGCCACGCAACAAGATCTTGATCTATTGGGCATCAGGGCTACCGACGATGAACAACTCAGGAGAACTGCCGCCAGCATGGCACAACGGGATGATAGGTGGGTAAACGCTTCTATAGATCAGAAACGCCAGATTGTAAATGAGTATGTGGCTTTACTCAGGAATGAAGTTGCGGCGGCTTCAACCGGACAACCTGCGGCCAGCATCCCGGCCGATGAGATCAGCCAGACCATTAATGAACTCAGGGAATTAGGAGCGACAGATGAGGAAATTAGGCAAGATTTAATTGCGGATGGCATTAACCCAGCGGATTACGGTTTATAAGGTGGTGATAATATGGCATCGGCACTACAGCGGCGGTTAGAAGAAAAAAGGGCGGTCGCTTCGGTTGAACAACCATCGGCACTTGCAAAACGGTTAGAAGAAAAGAGGGCAAAACTTCCCGCCTCCTCGCCCAAATCTGCCCAACCTATGGTCATGGGCCGTTTCAAGGAATTGGAGTACGCCCCTCCTCCGCAACGGAGTTTAGGAGAACGGATTTCCCGTGGCGCGCATCTCGTTGCTGGCGGTCTTGCCAAGGGTGCCACACTCGGCTTAGTAGGCCCTGGTGCGCCCATAGACATAGACCGCATCCTGGCAAGGTTGACGGGACAACCTGCCCCTGCGCCTGTAGTGCCTGAAACCCGTGCCGAACGGATTGCGGCCGGAGCGGGGGAACTGGGCGGCGCGATTGCGCCCATATCCAGGCTATACGGAGCCGGTACCGCATTAACCCAGCGCCTGATCCCCAAAGCAGCCTCTTTGTATGCCCCGGAAGGGGCGTTGACGAGCGCCGGTCGTGCCGCATTGCCTGGGGTTGCGGCGGGTACCGTCTATGAAGGCGGCAAAGCTGCCATCGAAGGCAAGCCGCCGGAAGAGGTGGTACAGGAAGCGATCAGGGGTGGGTTGATCTGGGGTGCCGGAGACGTGGCGCTACAGAAAGGGGTTGCGCCCTTGGCCAAAAAAGGCTTAGAGAAAGTTGCGCCTTTAGTCAAGAAAGGTGCAGAGAAAGTTAAACCCAAACCCAGATTGCCAATTCAAGAACCTGCTGTAGAAACCACCCCAGTTGCAGAAATCACGCCAAAACCAAAAACGCCAGCGACTGCCATTACGGAAGCCACCGCAACCGCAGAACCCGAAGCCGTAAGGACCATCGGCACAAAGAAAGAACTTCGCAGTTTCCCTCAAACCGTAGCCAAAGGCGAATTAACCGCACCCGAATTAAAGAAGATGATTAAAGAAAATCCGCAACTTTACCAACCCATCAGCAACCGTGAGACACTGGCGGTAGCGCAGCGCATCATTGACGACAACTTTGACGCCGCCAAAGCATTGGTGATGGAAGGCAAGTCTTTCGACAACGCTACGGAAACCGCGATGGCACAAGATATTGTCCGCCGGCTGCAAAACGACAAGCGGTGGGACGAAGCTTTTGAGGTAATGGCTAAAGCCAGCGAGAAGTTGACCCGGGCCGGGCAGACGGTCCAGGCAGCTTCCATGTGGCGCAGGATGACGCCCGAAGGGATGCTGAAGTATACCTATAGGGTATTCGAGGAAGCCAATAAACAATTACCTGCCGGGAAGAAAGTAAAGGTCACCAATGATCTGCAAAAAATGATCTTTGACAGGATGAAGATCATCGAACAAATGCCGGACGGCATTGAGAAAGACCAGGCCATTGCTTTACTTCTTGACGAGATCGAAGGCAAAATCCCGGTAAGTCTCGGTAGAAAGTTAAGCACGATCCAGGCTATGGCGCACCTGCTGAATGCCAAAACAGCATTAAGGAACCTTCTTGGCAACACATCGTTTGCTGTAGCGGAAACCATCTCCAATGCGCTAGCCGTTCCTATCGACAAAGTAATAAGCAAGTATACTGGAAAAAGAATGGTAGGCATCCCGGTATTCAAGGAACCATTCAGGGTGGCATGGGAACGGGCCAAGAGAGCGGCCAAGGAAGTAGGCATGGGCATCAACGTAGAACCCGGAAAATACGAGCTTTTCCGCGGCCGTACCTTCAGGGGCGGCATACTTGGCGCGATGGAAAAAGGCCTAGGTTACACTCTCAGGGTTCCTGACGAATTTTACAAAGGCTTCAGGGAAGCGCAAGCACTACAGCAGATGACCAGGATGGCCGGGGTCAAGGAACCCACGGAGGAGATGCTGAAACAGGCGGCGCACGAGGCCAGATATGCCGCTTTCCAGGATGAGAGCCTGCCAGCGCGACTACTTGGGGGCATTAAAGAAGTGGTAAATAATATCGGCATAGGCAAAAAGATCCCTGGGGCATATGTAAGGAGCACCCGTGAATTCGGTTTGGGCGACTTCATCATCAAGTACACCCGCGTCCCCGGCAACCTGATCAGCCGGGCAATCGAGTATACTCCTGCGGGAGCATTGAAAGCACTTTCCTTGATGGCTGAAGCGAGGAGAACTGGTGTATTGAACCAACGGGAAATGTCCCTCACTTTAGCAAGACCACTGACCGGCAGCCTGATGATCGGGCTGGGTGCATGGCTACACAACAAGGGATTGCTGCTCAGCGAGGACAAGGAACGCGACAAGGACGCCAAAGCGCTGGAGCGGGCCGAAGGACTGGGGAATTACAAAATAAACATCTCTGCCATCAGGCGGCTTTTGGCTGGCGGAGACGCCAAGCCTAAAGCCGGTGACGAACTTTACTCGTACAACTGGATGGAGCCCGTATCCGTGGCGCTTGCCATCGGCGCAACGGTTGACGCGCAGTTAAAGAAACAAGGAACTCCAGCCCAGACAGCCAATGCCATAGGCGCTAATTCGGTGGCTGAAATTCTTGACCTGCCGACACTCTACATCATTAAATCAATGGTTTATGAAGGAATGAGTGATGACAGTACCGGCTTCACCATAGCCACCGTGCCGCTGGCAGAAGGCATACCTGGTTTTATTCCTTCGGTCGTGCGGCAGTATGCGCAGATGACCGATCCGACCGCCAGGGTGACGAGGGGCGAGACCCCGATTGAAACGGCAGCGCTTAAAACCAGGGCCAATATACCGGGAGTAAGGAGAGAGTTGGAGCCGCGGCTTAGTCCTTTGGGCGAAGAGATCACCTATCCCACAGGGCTTGTTACCAGTATGGTAAGCCCGGCTACGAAAAGCGTCTATACTCCTACCGAATTTACAAAACAACTGAAGCAACTGGAGGATCTGACGGGAGAAACGGGACATTACCCGCGGCGAGATGTACCTACGACATTTACCTACCAAAAGAAGAAAATTGAACTGACACCAACGGAACAGACCGAGTATCAACGTATAGCAGGACAACGGATAAAAGAAAGGTTTACCAGAATACTTGGCAATGTGGATGTCACCAAGTTAAGCGACAGTCAAAGGATGGCGCTTGTTAGGAGGCTTGAAAGCGCTATTGCCGAGTCCAGGGAAGCAGCAAAGAGGCAAGTGCTGAAAGGAAGAAAGTAAACATTACAGAAGAGGCTGCCTTTAGATTGGCGGCCTCTTCCTTTAGTTAAATACCGGCGCCTAACCGAGAGCACGAACAGAAGGGAGCGATGGGGGTGGAATTAACAGAGCGGGTAGGAAAACTTGAGGTAGCTCAGGCCAGAGTTGAAGAAAGGGCAGATGGCTTAGAGAGTACCGTCAAAGAGGTCAAAGAGAAAGTGGACAAGTTGCAGTATTGGATCATGGGTATAATGGCTGCGACCCTTGTTTCACTGTTTGTTAATCTATTTAAGTGAGAGGTGAGATGATGATCTGGCATTGGCTCAAGTATTGGGGGTGGGGATGTGCCTAACAGAATCTATCTTTCCCCTTCAACCCAGGAGAAAAATACCTGCAAATTCGGCGACAGTGAAGAGAACCACATGAACATCATCGGCGACAAAGCGGAAGCCTTGCTTAAACGTCAGGGTTTTGTTGTTTTCAGGAACAGGCCGGAGATGACCCTGGCAGAAGTAATCGCCGAGAGCAACAGGATGGCCGTGGACATCCATTTGGCCTTACACAGCAACGCTGGCGGCGGTATGGGCACCGAAGTCTACGTCTGGAAAGAAGAAGGGAGGGTGACCAATTCTGAACGCCTTGGACAACTTCTTTATGATGCAGTGGCCCCACTTACCCCTAACCCCGACCGCGGTGTCAAGGACGGGAAATACTTGGGCGAAGTGGGTAAGACCAAGGCGACAGCCGCCTTAATCGAAATAGCCTTCCACGACCGGGAGGACGAAGCGAGGTGGATACATGAGAACACCGAGAAGATAGCCACGGCGATAGTGAAAGCCGTGTGTAAATACTTCGAGGTGCCTTTTAGGCCCCCGGAAGTTGTCCCACAGGCGCAAATTGAATCGTTTACGTTCTCTGTTGGAGGCAAGGGGTATCGAGTAGTTATTGAGAACGGAAAACCGAAATTGGAGGAGGTTTAAATCATGGATCTGGAAATCATCGGCGGCATCATGGCCGTACCCCTGATCATGGGGATTGTCGAACTGGCGAAGCGGTCCGGCTTCAACACCAAGTATGCCGGTATCTTGGCGGTAGCGTTGGGCCTGGTTCTTTCGTTCGCCTATACCTTTTTCAAGGAGACGCCATACTTTACTGCTGGCGTGATCGGGCTGGCGTTAGGTCTTTCGGCTGCGGGCTTATATAGTAGCGGCAAGGCGGTTAAGGAGGAATTTGGTACTGTAAACAAAAACGATAATTAAAAACTTTTACTTGATTTTTGCCATGGGAAACGGCGGGGGATGTCATATTGCTTCATGATCTTATAAATATAACTCTCTGCCACTCCGAGTTTTTGAGCTATAGTGGCAATCGAGTTATTATTGTCGCAATACATCCCCCGTATAACCTCTGGAGATACTTTCTTTCTAGCCAACTCAGGAAAGGAATAGACCTCCAAGCCATAATTAGCCATGTGCCTTTTTAGTGTTGATCTTGAATAACCAAACTTATTGGCAATTGCGTTTAAGGTCATTGACTCATTATGATGTAAATGCTCAAGTTCTCTCTTTGACGGAGGGTTGCGGTAAAACTCCCCACCAAGTTCTATATCGTTCATTGAAATCTTTGTCCCAGTGATTTTGGATACTATCTGAATTGCCTCTTGGATATTTGAGACAATAGAAAAAGAAATGTTGTGCGATTTATAGTAGACAATTTTGGGATTATCATCATTTAGCGGGCATCTCCGACTGCTCCCTATGCCATCAATTTCAATAATGTGTCCATTGATTTTAAAATCAGAACTAAAGTTCTTGTCATTAATTCTTAATGGAATATTGTATTCATATGGGATTGAATACTTGTTCAGTAACTTAGCTAACTGAACCTCTAGGATACTACCATACTTTATATTCTTGTATACCAAGTAACTGTCCGTAAACATCCCGCGGTTTGGCGTTAGATTGGCCATCATGCAAGCATTTTCCCAAGAACCAAATCGTCTAATATAAGTAGTTGACGAGGGGTATTGTGGATAGCTCTTGGCTTGTGCTGTTGTGGGTGTTCTACCTAGTTTTTTTGCTAATGATTGTAGCAATCGAAGTAATTCGTCATCTGTATATTTATCTTTCCCCTTGTAAGGATTAGATAAACCCTTTAGATTTTCACTTTGCCATTTTGCCTTACAAGATTGGGAGCAAAAAGCGGACCTCTTTGCTTTACTGGGCTTAGTTTTGTATTGAACACCACAATATTTACAATTTAACATTATAGGCAATTTAACCACCTCGTTGAAATTATATCATGAAAAGGGGATAACTGCAATCTAATAAATATGTCACCAAGAATGCGGAACGGTCAAGGAGGCAAAAGTCATCATATGAAATACGAGAGGTGCCCAGAATGCGGCTCACCCATGGTGCCAGATGGTTCATGCCAAATTTGCCCAAGGTGCTTCTATTCTCCATGTGAGAAAGGAGGGTTTGATGAAACTCGTATTCGTTAGCCACCCATTCCAAGGCGATCCTGCTAACGTCACTAAAATAGCCTCTATTTGCCGCTATATCCTTGCCAACCACAAAGGCTATATACCTGTTAGCCCAGTCCATTGTTTTTCATGGCTAAATGACCATGAACCAGAAGAAAGGGAAGATGGTCTAAACGGCGCATTGGCCTTACTTCGGATGTGTGATGAAGTATGGGTATTCGGTGACTGGGAGAACAGCGAGGGGTGCAAAAAAGAAATAGCATTGGCCGAAGAGTTACGGAAACCTATCCGCACGGTTTTGCTAATTGCCCCTCGATGACCCGCAAGCGAGAGGGGATGCCCTTCGGGGCGGGGGTGATAAAATGGCTACCTTCTGTTCCCCTGAGTGTGAAACGGCAGGCTCTATGTGTCAAATATGTTTCTATTACGATGAACCCGCTGAAGAGCGATGGAGGTTCGACGAAGAAGAGTTTATGTCTAGTTGGTGTTACCTGTTCATGAAACCCACAGAAGGCTGGGAAGGCATTGCATGCAAAGGTTTTGTCTGCCCGCGGTCAGGGGGAAGGGACTGGAAGGATGTATGAATTGTTGAGGGAGGGATGCCAGGTGGAAAGTCCAGATACTGCCGGGACTACGAGCGGGGGAGATGCATCCACGTGTGGCATCCCTTCCCGATACTCAGATGTCCCTTCTACAAGAAAGACTTTTGCCCGTTGACGTCGATGGGTAGCTGCCCCCGATGAACTGGGAGGGGAGGGGAATATTGAAATCACACAAAAAGGAGGGTAATGAAATGGCTGTCAGGACGTTCGATGGAGAAAGCTGGATCTGCGGGTGGCACAATGAAGAAGGAAGGCTTATCGACACCCAGCAATACACAAGTGAAGATATGGCTCGTAATACAGCCAGGAAAATGGCTGCTGCCGGTTATTTCCCGTTTGTCGGTAAATTGGAAACCGTTTAGCGCCACTGGCCGGAAGGCCGGGGGTTTTTCATGATCAACCGGCCAAGGAT